GTTGTTACAACACGGACGTGGCGGAACCCATCATTCTTCTGAACTTCAGGATGCCGACTGACCTCAACGACCAGACAGGCGTTTATGAACTGCAGACAGACCAGTCAGCGGAATTCAGTGGATTGTACAGGGTGGTGCAGGTGGAACACAACTTCACGGATGGCAAGTACACCAACGTGTTGAACCTCACTAGATTCAACAACCAGGGCGTGATCATATCAGACCCTGTGCCCAGCGCCAGCGTCATTTTAAGAGATGGTACATCATATGTAGTGTTGAAGAACGAACTAACCAAATTCTACAGTGCAAAAGAATTGACCAACGTCAAATCCAACTTAACTAGTATTGGGAAGAAATATATCGATCTTGCTTCTGCGAATGTGAGCAGGATCAAGAACAAAATTACGAACAAGATTAAAGGATTGATAAGTTAATGTCATTGCACAACTATCTAAAGGGAGACGCTTCCACATCGAAAGCACCGGGCGGAGACAAGTCATGGACAGGACAGAATCCGGGACCATACCTGGGCGTAGTCAAGGGCAATATTGATCCCACTAGGATGGGTAGGTTGAAAGTACACATTCCAAGCCTGGCAAAAACGTCAGACCCATCGGAGAACCAACTTATAACCTGCGAATACCTAGCACCTTTCTACGGAGCCAAGGGAGGCAAGTACGCCAAGGGAGCGGGTATAGAATACGCAGACTCACAGCACTCATATGGTATGTGGATGGTACCACCTGATCTTGAGACAAAGGTCTTGGTCATATTCGCGGAAGGCAAGATGGAGCAGGCCTACTGGATGGGTTGTGTGCAGGAGCCGTACACTAATCACATGATGCCAGGCATAGCCTCAAGCACAAACACCAACGATGCGTTAGACGGCACGTTCGAAGGTGCAGACGCAGGCTTCCAAGATGACAAGCAATCAAAATACGGATCATTGAATGTACCCTCAGGGGAATTGAACAGGAACAGGCAGGGTGCGTTGCAGAACGGCAATTACGAATCACTGCCAAAACCCATACACCCATTCGCGGAAACATTACTGCAACAGGGATTGAGTGCGGACGACATCAGGGGTAACACCTCCAGTTCAGCACGTAGGGAGACACCAAGTCAAGTTTTTGGTATCAGCACACCAGGCAGGAAAGACACGACCACGACAAAAGAGAACGTGGGCACAAAAGATTCAGGTGCAAAGGACTACGTCACGAGGAAGACAGGACACACTTTCGTCATGGACGACGGTGCCGAGGATGGCACCAACCAACTGACCAGATTGAGGACGGCAAGTGGACACCAACTTTTAATGCACGACACGGAAGGTGTTGTGTACCTGGCCAACGGTTCGGGCAAGGCATTCATAGAGATGGACAGGGATGGCACTATAAGTGTTTACTCCGACGGTGGCATAAACATGAGATCCGGTCGAGACTTCAACGTACACTCTGACATGAACATCAACTTCCATGCCAAGGGTCAGATCAATTTCACATCTGAGACCAACGTGGCACTGAACGCAGAAGGTTACGTGTTCGCCATGGGAGAGAAGGGCATACTGAACAGTTCACAGAAAGGGTCGGTCAGGAACTACGCCAGGGACGGGATATCATCATTCACGGACGGCACACAGTTACACGGTGCATCGGGCAGGATAGACCTAGCAGGATCACAGGTACACTTCAACTCGGTTGGTGCCAGTAGCACATGGGGACCGGGTTGGTTGAAACCAGATGCCGTAGGAATAAAGGTCACGCAAGGATTGATAGACATAGATGACGACAATGCATTGGCACAGGGAAAACCCAACAAGATAGAGAACAAGACCACTGTGTCTGATTTCGTAACCCACGAACCATATGACAGGCAGAGCAGTACACAAAGAACAAAAGTATTCATCAATGAAGCGATGGCAGAGATCAAGGCATCTAGCCCAGGCCTGTCAGCAACGGAATTGAAAGTTATCAAAGAGGAACTACTGAAACAACCAAGCATAAAAGCAGTGTCAGACAAACTTAGCAAGGTGGTCAAACTGAACGACAAGATCAAATTGCCCCTTAAGAATTTAAACGACCTTGTAGGCAAAGCCAACGAGATAAAAAAATTAATAGAAGATCCCAAGGGACAAGTGATCAACTTCATCCAAGGACAGATATCGTCCGTTGTCAATGCAGGCATCAGTGCGGTGAGGGATTTCTTTAGATTTTAGGGAGTAAATACAGTACATGGCATACGGAGATTCAGGATCAGGAGCAAGTGGCTTATCCAACAATACTATAACCTTCAAGGGTTTCAGCTCACGTGCGGACAAGCAGAACTTCAAACTGTACGATTTTGAGGTTGCCAAGCAGGATCTGATCAACAGGTTGAGCATACGTAAGGGCGAGAGGGTGGAGAACCCGGAATTCGGCACCATAATATACGATGCTATATTTGAACCGTTCACGGAGGCACTGAAAGACGCCATAGTGGAGGACATAACTGCAAATCTAAATGCAGATCCCAGGATAGCAACAGAAGAGATCTTGGTAACTGAAGCAGACAAGGGCATAGCCATACAGGCCACTATCACGTATGTTCCACTCAATATCACAGAGAAACTGAGATTCAACTTTGATGAGAACTCATTACTGCGTTTATCTTAATACACGCACATTTCCTAACACATAAATATCGTTGTATACACTATGGCCACAACAGATAGACAGAACAGATTACTAGTAGCGGAAGATTGGAGAAAGATCTACCAGTCCTTCCAACAGGCGGATTTCAAATCATACGACTTCGAGACCTTGAGAAGGACCATGGTTGCCTATCTACGTGAGAACTACCCAGATGATTTCAATGACTTCGTTGAGAGTTCTGAGTACGTTGCACTGATAGACCTGATAGCCTACATAGCACAGGCACTTTCGTTCAGGGTAGACTTGAATGCAAGGGAAAACTTTTTAGAGACTGCAGAGAGAAGGAACTCGGTTCTGAGATTGGCGAGGCTTATCAATTACAACGCCAAGAGGAATCAACCGGCGACAGGAATGCTGAAGATAGACAGCATATCTACCACGCAGGATGTGACGGACAGTTCGGGAACTAATCTAGCAAACTCAAACATCATCTGGAATGATTCTGCCAACTCAAACTACAGGGAGCAGTTCACAGCGATTCTAAATGCGGCCAACCAGACGGGACAACTGTTTGGAAACCCCAGGGAGTCTGCGACCATAGGTGGTATCAGCACAGAAGTGTACACTCTAAGTTCTAACCAACTAGATCTTCCAATATTCAAATTTTCAAAGTCAGTGGGCGGTATAACGAGAGGGTTTGAGATAGTGTCCAGCACACTAACAGATTCTGAATCGATATATGAATCATCACCGGTACCGGGAACAGGATTGACCTACACATACAGATCAGACGGATCTGGAGACAGTTCAAACAACACAGGCTTCTTCTTCCTGTTCAAACAGGGCCAGATGCAGAACCAAGAGTTCGCCGTTGACACTGCGATAACAAATTACATAAAAAGTTTCGAGACATCGAACATCAACAACTCGGATGTTTGGCTGTACAAGTTAGACCAGTTTGGACAGCTATCGGAGTCTTGGACGAAAGTCCCATCACTGTCTGGCAACAACGCAATTTACAATTCACTGTCCAAAGCGGAGAGGAACACCTACAATGTGGTGACCAAGAACAACGATGCGATAGACCTTGTGTTCGGGGATGGTAACTTCTCAAACCTACCGTTGGGAAATTTCAGGATCTACTACAGGACTAGTGACAACGCCAAATATGCAATACAGTCCGCTGACATGCAGAACATACAGTTGACGGTTCCATACACGGACGCCAATGGTGCACAACAGTCATTGTCGATGAGCATCAGTCTCAAGGCCAGTGTTTACAATTCAGCCGCGACAGAATCAAATGATTCAATCAAGGAGAAGGCCGCACAGGTGTACTACTCACAGAACAGGATGATCACGGCAGAGGACTACCAAGTGGTTCCGTTGAGTGCATCACAGGAGATAGTGAAAGTTAGATCAGTGAACAGGTCAGCGTCAGGTATATCCAGGGCCAAAGAAATCCTAGACCCAACTGGAGCGTACTCGAACGTCAGCGTGTTCGCGGAAGACGGCATACTGTACAGGGAAGAATCAACACAACAGTTCACATTCACATACAACAATCGTAGT